GTTATTGGTTCTGTTGTTCCTGTTATTGGTACCGCAGTTGGTACAGCAGTTGGTGGTATTGTTGGGGCAGCGTCAGGATGGTTCCTGTCTGGCAAAGGGAAAGACGAAGGCAAAGGCGAACCACCAAAGAAATTAGCAGATGGCGGCATTATGTCTGCTAGTCCCGGCGGCACTCTTGTGCAATTTGCTGAAGCAGGCATGAATGAAGCTGGTGTTCCTTTACCAGACGGCAAGCGTATTCCAGTAGACATGCCAATGGGGCAACTACTATCTGGTATTACTGGGCTGAGTAATAATATTACGCCAGTAGCACAGCAAATGACTGCGATTACTAGCGAATTAGCACCAGTATTAGAAAAAATTAACTACACGTTAGAGCAAATGAGTAGCTCTAAGACTGAGAACACAGGTGTGTTTACTGCATTAAGTTCACACCTAGAGGAATTGAAAAATACCGCAACTAAACAACTAGATGCACACGAGCAAATGAAGCGTACACTAGCTGATAGTAAAGACAATTTATCGGGCATCTTAAATAATATCATGTAAATTTTACGGTAAATATTGCAAACGAGATAATATATGGCAACTTGGAAAAAGTATTTTAAAACTAGCCCAGTTCAACTGGGCAGTCCTATTAATGGTAGTACTGCGGTAAGCGGTCAACGTGCAGACCCGGGATATCGTAACTACCAAAGTACTCTACCGGAAGTGTACATTGGTCACCCAAACCGTGTTGAACGTTATAATCAATACGAGCAAATGGACATGGACAGCGAAATTAACGCAGCCCTGGACATTCTTGCTGAGTTTACTACTCAAAAGAATAAAGAAAATAACACAGCATTTGACATTAACTTTAAAGATACTCCAACAGACAACGAAGTTAGAATTATTAAAGAACAACTACAACAGTGGGTTGTTTTAAATGATTTAAACAAGCGTATCTTTAAAATTGTGCGCAACACAATCAAGTACGGCGATCAAGTTTTCATCCGTGACCCGGAAAACTTTAAACTTTATTGGACAGAAATGTCTAAGGTTACTAAAGTTATTGTTAACGAAAACAAAGGCAAAGAGCCAGAACAGTATATTGTTCGTGATTTAAACCCTAACTTTCAAAATTTAACAGTTACCGCAGTTGCTACTAGCGACTCATTTAGTAATAGCCCACAAATTGGTGGACCACAAGGTTCGTACATATCACCAAACGGTCCGTCCACTGGCGGATCTCGATTCAGCCACCAACAAAACGAAGCTGTTATCAATGCAGAACACGTAGTTCACCTAAGTCTTACTGAAGGCTTGGATGCTTTCTGGCCGTTTGGTACTAGTGTATTGGAAAACGTATTCAAAGTTTTCAAGCAAAAAGAATTGCTAGAAGACAGTATCATTATCTATCGTGTGCAACGTGCCCCTGAACGCCGTATCTTTAAGATTGACGTAGGTAACATGGTTCCGCACATGGCTATGGCATTCGTTGAACGTATTAAAAACGAAATTCATCAACGCCGTATTCCTACACAAACAGGTGGCGGCGTGAACATGATGGATGCAACGTACAATCCACTAAGCACAAACGAAGATTACTTCTTCCCTGTTACAGCAGATGGTCGCGGTTCTGACGTTACTACATTAGCAGGTGGTCAAAACCTAGGCGAAATCACTGATTTGCGCTTCTTTACTAATAAATTGTTCCGTGGTTTACGTATTCCTAGTAGCTATTTGCCTACTGGTGTTGATGATGGCACACAGAGCTTTAGTGACGGACGTACTGGTACAGCGTTAATCCAGGAATGGCGTTTCACACAATATTGCAAGCGTTTGCAAGCAATGATTGTGGATAAGCTAGACCAAGAGTTTAAGATGTTTATGCGCTGGAGAGGCATTAACATTGACAGTAGTTTATTTGATTTAACGTTTGAAGAACCACAAAACTTTGCTAGCTATCGCCAGGCAGACATTGACTCTGCACGTATTGCAACATATACACAGTTAGAAGCATATCCATATTTTTCTAAGCGTTTCTTAATGAAACGTTACTTAGGATTGAGTGAAATGGAAATGGCTGAAAACGAAATGATGTGGAATGAAGAACAAGGTGATGTTGAAGCCGCACCTGTTGAAAGTCCGAGCTTGCGTGGAATGGGCATTAGCCCTGGTGGCATACAAGCAGACTTAGACAATGTAGGCGAAGAACCCGGAGACGGTATGGCGCCCGATGGTGGCGCAGCCCCTGTGGGAGTAGGCGCACCTGGTGAACCAGCAGCCGGTGGCGGCGCTGCACCAACCTAATTTATAATTTTGGGTAAATAACAATATGCATTTATTTGAATTAGGATTAGTACCTACTGATTATACTGGTCGCCAAAACGACAAGGAAGATAACAGTGTTACAAAGTTAAGCGATATACGCAAGTCGTCTCGCTTGACTTTGGCGCATTTAAATCGTCTACGTGTGGCGCATGATGTTCGTAAGTTTGAACATGAGAAGAAATTAAAATCAGTAACAAATCAGTACAAACCTGCTGCTGAACCTGGGGCAGCAGGCGCGATGGGGGTTTGACGTATAGTTATCATGTCAAAAACCGCCAAAAAACACCTATATTAACATGAAAAACTGCGTAGTTATGTAAATAACTACACATAGCCACTTGACTAAAGGAGTTCTTATGAACAAGTATGAAAAATTGATTGAATATATCATCAATGAAAACGAACAAAAAGCTCGTGAATTATTTCACGAGATTGTAGTAGAAAAGAGCCGCGACATTTACGAAAGTTTAATGGACGAGGAACAAGTTGAAGAAAATTTTGGTGCTGGTAACCCAGCTGACCAGATGATTAACGATGTTTCTGACCAAACAGACGATATCGGTCTTGGCGAAGAAGACGAAGAAGGTGCTGAATTTTCTATTGGCGACGAAGAAGGCGCTGAAGACGAAATGGGCGGCGACCTACCAGCTGACGGCGGCGACGAGTTCGGCGGCGACGACCTAGGTGGTGACGACATGGGTGGCGAAGGCGACCTTAAGTCTGACCTAGAAGAAATTAAAGACAAAATCGACCAATTGCTAGCTGACGTTGGCGGTAGCGATCTTGACAGCGAAGAAGGCCTAGGCGGCGACGAAGAAATGGGCGGCGAAGAAGAATTCGGCGGCGAAGAATTCGGCGGCGAAGAAGAAATGGGTAGCGAAGAAGGCGAAGAAGCATTTGCTGAAACTAAGCCAGCATTTGCTGAAAGCAAGTCTGTTGCACAACTAATGCGTGAATACGTTGACACAATCGGTCAAGTATACGGCGGCGAAGGCGACAACGCTGAAGGTACTGAGTCTGGTAACGGCAAAAAACTTCCTGTAAACACTAAGTCTGTAACTCGCACAAGCGGTCCTGACTTCGGTGGTACAAGCAAGAACATTGCACGTGGTGGTGCTGAACAAGCAGCAGACGGCAAGCAAACCCCAAAGCCAAATAATGAATACAGCAAAGGCGAAACTAAAATGAGCAACGAGAAATTCCAAAACGTTGCTGGTGGTAGCAAGAAGCAATCTGCTGTTGGTAAGAACTGGGAAAGCGAAAAAGGTGCTGAAGGCCAAACTACAAGCGGCAAAGCTC